CAATCGAGCTTGGATCCTGTGCAAAGATCTGCGCCATTTCCGCAGCACGCTCCGGAGGAATTCCCGCCTGTGCAGCCAGAATAGGCCATGCTTTGTTGACGTCACCACCGCCCCGCTGAATGGCCTGCAAGCCACGGAGCGCCATTCCTGCACGCGCGTTGCCCTTGTCGCCAATTTCGAAAGCGCCTGTCGCCAATTTCTGCTGATCGGCTTGGATCATACGTGCTCGATCTTCCCGAGCGTTGATCATCGGCTCATACAAGGGAGTTGCCCCGCCTGTCGTCGCCAACACGTCGGAGATCCGGCCGATTGTCTCAAGCAGGGATCGGCGCGGCCGTGGAGCCTGTGCGGCCGGTTGGGGCTGCTGCGCCACGGGCGCGGGTTGAGCCATGTCGGGAGTAATCCCGGCTTGCTGCATGACATTCACGGGATTGCCGCCGAGCAACCTTTGCAACACGTCCGTTTCAGGCGGCATTCCCTGCCCGGTTCCATAGGATGCGCTCGATGGCACACCGCTTGAAATCGTTTGCGGCTGAAACAGATTTTGGAGAAAGTTTCCGATATCCATTATAGAGCCCCATAATTGACCGTTGCATAGCCCGCAATCCTGGGGCCAAGTGCCCACGGCCGAAGCTCTGCAACTTCATCGGCCATGACGCCTTTGAGCCGTTGCTTGGAGCCGAGATAAGAGAAGAAATAGATCCCAAGGCCATCGGCAAATTCACCCACCTTGCGGATACTGTGCTTCAATCGACGATCAGAAAAAATCGACGCGATGCCTCCCACAGTCGAAGCGATGCTTCCAAGGCCGGATGCCTTTGGTCCTGTGTTGGTTGATTTCTGTCCGACATTTGCCACCAAATTGCCCGCCTGCAATCCAAGGCCCGAGAGCCCGGCAAGCTGTTGCAGATAGTTATTGAAGAAGGATTGGTTCAATTCCGTGCCGCGCGTCTGCAAGGCTTTCGCCGTCGATCCGCTATTGAGGATCCCGGCCGCTGCCCCTTGACCTGTGACGCCTTGGGCAAGCTGACGCATCGCCGGGGCATAGCCTGCCATCTGCAAATAATTGTTATAGCCTTGTTCGGCACCACCACCGGCTGCGATGCCGTTTGCTGCGTTGCCGACTGCATTGGCCCCTTGACCTACGGCTCCGGGGGATATGCCGAGAAGCTGCGCAAGAAAATTTTGCGCACCCGTGCCGGACTGCATCGAGCCTGAATAGGTATTGTTGATCAAATCCTTGTTGGTATTGATCGATTCAGACTTGGCGGCTTTTGGCTTAAGAAAGCTCATGAGTGAGAACCTTTCCACATATCTTTCGATAGAACGAACAATTCACAAAGGCCGTGCACGGAATAGCGCTCGCCCCGCGATTTTGCTCCGGCCCACCGCAACAGCAATTTGACGTCCCGACGATCAGGCGGGATCAGTCCATAAATCACTTCTGCACCATGATCGCAAAACATGCGGCGAAAGCATTCCTTGGCGCTCTCGATAGCTTCCCGGCCACGGGACTTGAAAAGCAGATGGCCTTGATAAACGCCTTGCTCGTCCTCGTTATCATCGAACAATGCAATGTCACCGTTGGGAAGCACAATCGCCACATTGCCCGGCGTCGAAAGCCAATCCTCGCCGGACACGTCGGGGTTTCCCGCTGCGTGAATTACCGAGGTTATGATTTCTGCAAGGTGCATGGTTGAGCGCTCTCCAAAAGGCCCCAAGGTTCCCGGTGGGCTATGAAGAAAAGCGCTCTACGGCGGGGGAACCTTTGCTGAATATCAAAAGGATTTTCGCTCGTCAATCACAATCCTGTGACAGACTGACAGACAAATTGCGCTTCGCTGGTATTGTTGATGTTGGCCGAAAATCCAATGCGGTCGATAGTGCCACTGAAAGTGCCCTCTGCTTCGGTTCCGATGGATCTCCAATCCAGTCCATCGACTGAAAGATAATAGGTGATTGTCGTTCCCACCCGCGTTACTCGGAACCAATTAAATGCAGGATATACACCTCTCACTGATATTTGAGAATTGAAAGATGTGACACTGTTCCACCGCTGAAAATAAAGGTTATTGGCGCTCGGTTCATAGGCCATGAGTAACAATTTTCCCGATGCCGCATTTTGGCAGAGCATCCCGAATGCAGGCGTCCCAAGGCCGTTTGTAATACCTTTAATGCGTATCTTGACGTCGAAGTCACCGGCAGCAATCGCCTTGTAAAGCGCGCGGACTTGGGTGCTGCCTGCACTCGGGGCAAGCAGTGAAATTCCGTTGCCATTATCGACCGCGCTGGCACTGCCTTGATTGAGCCAGGTATAGGCCGCGAGTGCGGGCGGAGTAAGGGAAGCCTCCCCCGAGCTTCCCCCACCGCCCCCGGAGATCGCAACGTCAACCGCGTTGGTAATCCTGCCTTGCTGGTCAATCGTGATTTGCGCTGAATGTGTTGCATCGCCATAGGTGCCGACGACGACTGCGGTATCCTCAAGATCCACGGTCACATCTGCATCGATCGATCCGCCGCCTGTAAGCCCGACGCCCGCGATCACATGGATATTTGCAAGATCCCCAAAGGTGACGGCCGTTGTGATATCAATCTGACGCTGCTGTGCCCACCGAATGAAATATTCAGTCGGGAGCCCGTTCGCCTTGACGATAGCGAAATTCTGATCGAGAGGCTGAAATTTACCCGCCATCGTCGGGATCATTCATTTGCAGGCTGTCGATCCGGACAATTGCCCCGTCGTCAACGATCTTGAACAGCCGCCCCGGCGCTTGAATCTGGCCTAGAGAATACCACGACAATTCCGGCGAATTCTCGCCCGGTGTGACTGTCACGAGCCCGTGGCTGTCAAATGTCTTGCCCGCATCGTCGCTCGTGTAAAGCGTGACGCCTGCTCCAACATAGGCAGGATCCCCCATGTCCGTCGTGATCCAGCACGCATAGCACGGCATGACTTCGCGCCCACGGATAGGGACCTGCCCCATCGTGATGCGGTCAAAATACTGTTCCTGCGTCGGCGCGAGATAATCCGGATCCTGATCATAGGGCTGTTCCGGATCCAGGAACCACAAAAGGCCATAGGTGTCATCACCTACAACCACATTGCTTCCGTAGGTATAAGCAAGTTTTGAAGCGCCTTCCCAATTCTGCCCGTTGTTGGCCCGCCAGAATTCCTTTTGGAAATTCGCCCAATCAACCCATTGTTCTGAATAAAGATCGTAGACGAGCGTTTCTGTGTCTCCGAGCCTCAAGACATAAAAATCGTGCCCATCGAGCGAGAACGTCCACACGCGCAGCTTGGGGTTTCCAACACGTCCGCGCACCACCCCAAGCGTTCGAGCCTGTGAGATCTCGATTGTTGTCCCACCCATCCCGAGCGTGACAAGTGAACGTGCCTGCGAAAGCTCCATCGAAGCAGTCGGAAAATTGATAACACCAAAAGAGCGTGCAAACGAGACTTCCAAGTCCGACGAGACTAAGGAAACTACAAGGTCCCGCGCTTGCGAGACTTCGACGCCGACTGCCGAAACCATTTAGAGCGTCCGGTTAAATTGGATATTCGAAGCATCCACAGCCGTGGGAAGCCACGCAACGCCGGTCGCCGGATCCGTCTCCTGAATATCGGAATAATAGGTTGGCGCTGTGGTAATCGGCCGGTTCGCTCCCAGAGCCGTGGAAGCGCCCGAGATCAGGCCCACCTGCAATTGCCCATCGCCGCCGTCTGTCTTTCGAGCCCGCACAAGCGTCATGAGCGTTTTCACACTGGTGACGTCTGCCGGGAGATTTGTCTGCCCCATCTTGTCAGCGGCCGGGGCCGGGAATGCTGCGCTGATAAACGAGCTATCAACCGGTGGCGATTCGTTGACCAAGCTGAAACCCGCCGCGCCGCTCGATAGCGTCCACGTCAGTGCAACGTCGGAATTTGGTGTCAGATTGACGACATTCACCGTGCCTGCGAAATTGTTGTTTCGCGCGCCTGTGCTGTCCCAGATGAAGAAATCCTTGAAATAGATTGGCAAAACCTGCGTTGCGAGATCCCCACGCCCCGAAGGCGTGAGCATGACTTGCGCCACGGTCAAATCCGCGCTGTTTGCTGTGTCCTGGTTGGACAGGTTGAGCACAGTCACACCATTCACACGCACTTCGACGGTGCCCACGGTGTCGCTGATCTTCACCTTGGCTTCGATATGGTTGAACGAATTCGCCGCGATCACAGGCCCCGAGGACGCTCCCAAAAGTGTGCCGCTCGGGAATGATTGCGTTCCGCGCCATGCTTGGATGACGCCCGTGCTCGTCAATGCAATTGACACATGCGTGACGTTCGCACCGTCGTTGAAGCGGAAGAAACAGGGATTTTCAGCGCCGCCCGGCAAGCCTTCAAACCACACCCGTGCGCACATGCCCACCGTTGCCTGTGCAGACGGAAGCACTTTGCGGACATTATCGAAAAAAGCCACGGTGCCCAATTTCAGAACGGTGCCTGTGATAATCGGATCCGGATCTTCGACGAGAAGGCAAGCCGCAGCCGCATAAAGCCCGTCAAGCATGAATGCCGGAGTAGTTCCGTAGCTCTTGAAATCGTCACACCATACTGCGGCCATGTCTCTTACTCCAAATCAGGGAACCAATGACGCCTGATACTGAATTGATTTTCGAATGCGTTCCGCGATATCCGGACGACTGATTTCTTTCAAACCGTTGGATATCCGAAAAACAGACCCTTCTGTGTCCACAATTATCATACTATCCTTGATTTGGATAGCTGTGCCTTCCCATGCTCCCCGGTCGAAAACGACGCCCTGCATGCGCAAAACCGGCGTATCGATATTTCCGGTGAAATACCAAGGTTCCGTTGTTTTTGTGCCGGGGAGCCAAAATTGATCCCCAAAGACTACAACGCCCGAGATCGGATCCGGCGCGCGCTCTGCCGTCGCAAAATCGAGTGCGTCCACAGTCGTTTCGCCGGGGTTGATCCAGTAGAACCGTCCGTTGATCCCTTGGCCTTGTGCGGGCACGACGACGACATAGCTGGCGACATACCCAACGCTGATCACCCCAACATCGTCGGGCATGTCCACTTGGAACCATGAAGCCGCCCCGCCGCCTGTCAGCGTTGCCGCAGTCCATGCAATAGCCGCGCCTGTCTCTGTCGTCGCAATCGAGTTTCCAAGCGCACCGATCAATGTTGCCCTGATTGTCACCAAGGTTGACGAGATCATGATGACCTGAATTTGGGTATTGGCTGTCAGGAGCCCGCTGTATTGCGTGCCAGGAACGCCAGTATGGCCAAACGCATCGGCAAGATTTTGCCATGCCTCCGCCGTCGATCCACCCAAAGCCACAAGCCACGGATTTACAACCGTTCCGTCTGGGGTGCCCGCGTTCACGCTGCCGGACGTGAATTTGTAGTATGTCGTGCCGACTACCACAACGTCATTGTTGGCAGGGACGCCCGAGATCGTGCCCTGTGCATAGCCGTTCTCGATATAGCACATGAGAGAGGATCCGGCCGCAACAAACAGATATGCAGGCGTGGTGCCGATATTGCTTGTCGCGGCCATCGCAACGAAGCCGTCGATGCTGTTGCTCGGGATATCTCCAATCAGTGTCACCACCCCCGTGGTGCTCACTCGCCAGAGTTTGTCATAGCTCGCCACAAACAAGGCATCACTAAAGCTGCCCGGCTGGCTATAGACATTGCGAATTGGCCCGTCACCCACGTATATCCAACGGCGCATCCCCATGCGCGCGATCAGTCCCACCTGTTGATCCGTGAGAACGGGGTTTTGCTCAAAATAGCGATTGCGCATGTTAATGCGCGCTTCCTTTG